GGCGTACCATTCTTCTGCCGCCTTCAGGCACAGGCCAAGCACCTGTGCGTCCCCTTCCGGGTCAGCCCCTGCAAAGCGGCGCACCATATCCATGCTTGGCATAATGTCCGCCCCCTTAGGTTGCCGCGGGCAGCGCCACGGGGATGCCCAGCTGCACGGCCTTGGCCACTTCCTCGCCGATGTAGGCGGCAATGGTGGTCGTCACGTCGGCGACGTTCTCCGCTGCGGTTGCCGCATCGTCCAGAATGTCCACGTTGATGCTCATACCCTTGCCGGGCCGGATATGGCAGGACGCCGTGGCCACCGTTTTGCGCTCGCCGTCGCCCTGCACAATCATCACGTTGGCCGTGGTCTGCTGGCTGTTGTCTCGAATAACTGCCATTGAATCACCTTCCTTTCGGGTAGCCCTGCGGCGCGCCGGAACACGCCGCAGGGGATTGCATTAGGTCGCAGCGATGAAGATTTCCTTGCGCACGGCGGCCTTGCTGTCAAAGGTGCTGGCGTCCAGCCGGGTGATGCCGCGCACCTCAATGCTGTTGGTGTGGAAGGCATTGCCGCCGATGTCCGTAGAAGTCACTTCCAGCGGCTGGCGGGTGAACAGCGTGGCAAACTCCTTGAAGTCGCCCACATAGATGGGCAGGTAGTCGCCCTTGGTCGCGCCGGTCGTGGTCACAACGCGGTTGGGCAGCAGGCTGTTGGCCACCATCTTCACCGGGCGGCCCTTGAACAGCATGCTGGTGGGGTTGGTGGGGTCAGGCTGCAAAAGGCCGCGCCCGGTCGTGTCCTTCTTCTGGTCAAGGTAGTCAAAGCCGTCCTGATTGGTCAGGATGACGGCCATGGCGCTGATCGCCGGGTCAAGCTCTTTGTTCAGCGTCGCCTTCAGGCTGGCGATGGGGTCGTCGGCGGACGTGATCGCGCCCGCCGTCAGGGCTTCCAGCTCTGTCTTGAGCAGCAGGTTCTCGGTCAGAATCTGCTTCTTGGCAAACCAGCGGGAAAGATAGCCGAACAGGTTAGCCACCTCATCGTTGGCCAGCTCGTTGGAAACAGGCACAATCAGGCCGTAGGTCTTCAGGCTGTACGTCACCTTGGCAAACTTCGGCTGGTCGTCCTTGGCGATGCCGCCCGTGGGCACCTCGCTGGCCAGCGCGGTCATGCCCGTGGTGGGCGCGGTGTCTACCACGCGCCAGCCGCTGTTGCTGGAAACGCTTTCATTGTTGAACAGGTCAGCCAGCGGGCTGAGTTCGCGGCGCAGCTCGCGGATGTTGTGGTCGATGTCCTCCGGCACAAGGAAGCCGCCGTCTTCGCCCGCGGTAGTGCCGCCCGCGATGGTCAGTGCGTCAAAGAGGATTTTGTCCTGCTCGCCGCTGGGGCCGCGGCCCGGACGCATGCCGGTACGGATGGCGCGCGCAAAGGCGCGGGCGTATTCGTTACTCCCCAGCATATCGCGCAGGCTGCGTTCGTCGCTCGCGCTCATGGCGGGCGGCGTGGGCAGCGTGCCCGCGTTCTCGCCAAACTGGGCGTTGTAGGAAGCCTGCAAGGCGTTCATGCGCTCGTTCATGGCGCGCAGGGCCGCCTGCTGGCGCTGCACTTCCTCCATGGAAATGCTTTCATCGTTCGCGGCCACGGCCAAAGCGGAAGCCGCTTCGCGGATGCGCGCGCCCATTTCGGTGATGCTGTTGCGCAGGCTGTTCATGGTGGTGTTAGGCATGGTTTTGTTCCTCCCGTTCTTTGATGTCGATGTAGTATTCTGCAATGATCTGCGCGCGCTGCGCGATTTCCGCGCGGCGTTTTGCGTCGGGGTTCTGGGCGGCAGGCTTGGCGTGGGCGGCGTCCGCAGCCCGCACCATGGCACAGATGGCCGCGGGGCCGTATCTGCGGGCCTGCATCATCATGGCCTGCGGCTGCTGGGCCGGTTCCTGTGCTTCTTCGTACAGGATGCCGTCCGCAAAGCCTTCGCGCACTGCCTGTTCGGCGTTCATGTAGGTTTCGGCGGCCAGCATGTCGGCGATTTCGTCCCGGCTCTTGCCGGTCTTTGTGGTGTACGCGGCAATCAGGCCCTCGCCGATCTCGCGCAGCACCTGCGCCTGATGCTCCATTTCTCGCGCGTTGCCCATGGCATACGTCCACGGGTCGTGAATCATCATGTAGGCCACGGGGGACATAAGCACCTCGTCGCCCGCCATGGCAATCACGCTGGCGGCGCTGGCAGCGATGCCGGAAATCTTCACGGTTACTTTGCCCTTGTGCTCGCGCAGGGCCGTGTAAATTTCCGCACCCGCAAACACGTCGCCGCCCGGCGAATTGATGAAGACGGTCACGTCGCCGCAGCGGGCAAGCTGCTGCCGGAAGCGCCGCGCCACGATCTGGCCGGACGCGCCCCACCAGCCGCCGTCCTCGCTGGTGATCTCGCCGTCAATGTGCAGTTCGTCGCCGCCTGCCTCATTGCGCATGAAGTTGTAGAAAATCAAGGATTATTTCCTCCTCCCTCGCTTGGGTTTGTCTTGGCCGCCAGCAGCAGTTCGGGGTTCTTGATGGCGATGCGCAGCGGCAGCAGGTCGCGGCTGGCCATAAGCTCACCGCCGTTGTCGTCGGGCGGCAGGCCCTCGCGCAGCCGCACCTCGTTGGGCCGCATCCAGCCGCCGCGGATAGCCTTCTGGTATTTCTCGGCCATGGTCGCCGTATCGGCGCGCGCCAGCGCATCCACGTCGAAGCGGAAGCGGTAGCCTGCGCGGAAGTCGGCAGGGGTCAGCAGCTTGCGGTTGAGTTCCTGCTCCCATTGCGCCACGATGGGCATAATGGTCAGCTGCAAAAATTCCTGCATCTGCTGCTCGGCGGTGGAAAAGCTGGTATCGGAATAGTCGCCCAGCAGGTGGGGCGGGATGTTGTACACCGTTGCCACCCGGTTGCGGGTGATGCGCTCCACGTCCAGCACCTGCGCGTCAATGGCGTTTTGGCTGAAGGTGGTGGCCGTCAGGCCGCCTTCCAGAATCACCACACGCTGGCCGCTGCGTTCATAGGCGTCCAAAAAGCTGTCAATCACCTGATTGCGTTCTTCCTCGCCCAGCCCGGTATTGGGCACGGTCAGGAAAACGCCATGGTTCACGCCGTCCAGCTGCGCGAGGCTTAATTCCTTGACCTGCTTGTCGTAGTCCAGCGTGCCGCGCAGCACGTCGATGGGGCGAATGCCGATCTCGCCGTTGGCGCTCATGTGGCGCACCACAATCAGCTGGCAGCCGGGCAGCGGGTAGCTGTTGCCGTCGTCCAGCGTGATGTAATACCACATTTCGCCCGTTTCCGGGTGGCGCTGCGGGCGCACCTTCGTGGGGTCAAGGATGTCAAGCCGCGTCGGCGCGCCCAGCTTGTCGGGCACAATCAGCGCGTAGGCGTTGCCTTCGGTGTTGCGGAACGCCTCCATGGTTTGCAGCCACCCGAAGGGCGTAAAGTTGACGTTTGGCGCAAGGCTCACCAGCGCTTCCAGCGGATGCCCGGTTTGCAGCTCATACCCCTTGTACAGGTGCAGCGGCATGCTGGCCACGGTGTTGGCGATGCGGGAAACGGCGGCGTATATCGCTTCGTTGCCCCGCATGGTGGCGTCGGCCCGCGCGCGGTAGACACTTAAAAAGCGCCCATGTGTGGGCGCTGCATGCGCTGCGGGCTTATCCCTCGCCTTGGCGGTATTCTTGGGTTTCTTCGTAAAGGGCCACATATTGACGTACCTCCATTCCATTCAAAAGCGTCTGCGCTGACGCTTTTGCCGCTTATACGCTGCGGCTGCGCCTGCCCATCTGCACCACGCGCACGCTGGGCGTGCGGTGGATCTCGCCTGCCGGGTTCTTTTCCATATCCACGCAATGGGCGCACAGCCATGCGATGAAGCCGTCAATCTTTCGGAATTTGTTCCGTTTGGTTGGCATCCAGTTCTGTTTATCGGCGTGCTTGCGCTCGCCGGACAGCCGCACGTTGTCCGTATACCATAGCAGCATGGGGTCGTTGTTGCTCACCACGCGCCCGCCCAGCAGCAGCTCTTTGATGTCCTTCATCGGGTCATTCAGCGTCAAAGGGCCTTGACGCACGACGGCGCAGTCAAAGCCCTTGTTTTCCAGCATTTGCCGCAGCCTTGTGGCGTTGGCCGGGTCGTAGCCGATGGTCATAAGCTCATACTTTTTTGATTGCGCCACAAACCATTCGTAAACGTCTTCCTGCTGGATGTATTCGCCCTCCACAATGGTCAGGTAGCCGCGCATGGCCAGGCCGTAGTAGTCAATTTTTTCTTGGTCAAGCTCCACCTTACGGCGCGGCACCCAGCTGTGCAGCAGCACATAAACGCGCCCATCGTCCAAAGGAAATTCCAGCGCTGCCGCCGTGAAGTCCTCGCGGCTGGACAGGTCAAAGCCGCCATAGCAGCGCCGCCCCAGCAGCGCATCTTCGTCGATGGTTCCGGCGTTTCTCCGCAGCGCCTCCGGCTGGATGAACGCCATGTCGTCGGTGTTCACGGTCACATTCAGCTGCTTGCAGATGAAGTCCGCGCGTTCTGCCGGTATCTTCTTCGCGCGCTCCCATTGTTCGCGCAGGTCGTTCAGGTGCAGCAGCGTGCCCAGCGATGGGTTGGCCTTTATCCACTTCGTGTAATCGTCGGGGTCGTCGCCTTCGTCCAGCTCGGCAATATACGCAAACATGCGGTCGGCCACTTCCGCGGTCAGCTTGTCCTGCATCGCGTCGGTGAAAAGGTCATAAAAATACGCCAGCGGCCCATCTATCACGTTGCCCATGGTCGTGATGTAGATAATGAGCGGCTGCGCGCGCTTTACCACTTTTCGCTTGATGATGTTGATTAGCTTAAAATCCCGGTATTCGTGGATTTCGTCGAAAATTGCCATGTGCGGGTTCAGGCCGTCCAGTTTCCGGCTGTCGCTGGCGCGGGCCTTAATGCTGGCGTTCATGGCGTCGTAATACACGCCGTCGCGCAGGGGCCTGAAACGCGGGGACAGGTAACGGCTGGCCCTGATCTGGCTGCGGCACTCATTGAACACAATGCCCGCCTGTTCCTTGCTATTGGCCAGCAGGTAGATATCCGCGCCGCGCTCGTTGTCCTTGCATGCGCCATAGGTGGCGTTGCCCGCCAGCATGGTGGATTTGCCGTTGCCGGTGCCCACCACAATCAGGCCCTCGCGGTATCGGCGCAGGCCCGTTTCCTTGTCCACCCATCCGTATAAATTGCACTCGACAAAGCACTGCCACGGCATTAGCTCCATGCGGTCGTAGTCACCCTTCGTCGGGGACAAAAACCGTTCGATGAAGTTGCAGGGCCGGGCCGCTTTTTCTTCGTCAAAGCGCCACGGGTAGGCGGGGTCTTTTGATCTCTCCAAATCACGCAGAAAGCGGCGGCAGGCCAGCTTTACCTTTTTGCAGGATGTGATGCGCCCGCTGTCAATGTCGCGGGCATAACCGTAGCATTTCGCCAGTACATCAGAATTCTGCAAACTCATCGTCAATCATGACGGGGGCCGCCTTTCTGCTGTTCGGTGTCAGCCGTAATTCGGAGAGATGTTTCCTTTGCTGCTCTGCAAAGGCGCGCACCTGCGCCACGCTTTTGTTTTCCGCCCAGTAGCGCTGGCGGCCATTGCTGCGTTCCTGCCCGATGCCGCGGGCAGCGATGTCGTCCAAAAGGGCCTGTTTGATCTGCTCGGCCCGCGCGATGTCGGCCACAAGCATCTGGTCGGGGTCGGTCATGCCGCCTTCGCGCATTTCGCAGGCAGCGCAAAGGTCGTCATACATTCGCACGGCGTCGGGGTGCGTGATGGTCTGCATGTGTACAGCCTTTAATTCGTCGTTCATGAACGTGCCTCCCTATATCTTTATCACGCGCATTTTATGTTGCTTCGGTTCTTCGGCCTGCCGTCCGCTGCCCTTTTCGGGGTGATTTTTATTATGGCACGCATCGCACAGGCTGCGCAGGTTTTCAAGGGACAGGGCAAGGTCTGGCCGTTCTTCCACGGGAATGATGTGATGCACCATCGTGGCGCGATTGGGGCGGACGCCCACGCCGCTGCTGTACCTGTCCATGCAGTCGCAGCACATGCCCCTGTCGCGGGCCAGCGCGGCGGCGCGCACCTGCTTCCACGCGCGTGTATGGTAAAACGGCGCGCTTTCCTTGTAGTGCATGCCGCGCCCCCTTTCTTTGATAGCAAAAGAGCGGCCCGCCGTTTCCGGCGTCCGCTCTCTGCTTCTTTTGACATTTTACATTATAGCACGGCCAAAATGCGAATGGAAGTATACTGTGCGCGCATTAAGCGCTACTAACCGCTCCTAACCCTATACTGAGCGCTCATGCTTCCTATTATACGCATGAAAATCATGTATTCGGCGGTTCGGGCCGTTCGCGGATGTACCACGCGGGCAAGCAGGCCGCCACGGTGTCCGCAGGCAGGGCGTCCATCAGATTTTCGCCCTCTTTTTTCAGCTTGCGGATGTAGCCTTCCGTGTAGCCCATGCGCTTGGCGATGGCGGGCATTTTCAGCCGCTTCACATAGTAGGCGTGCAATACGCTGCTTTCGCCTTCCGGCAGGGCGTCCAGCAGCACGCAGGCCGCCGCCACCTCGGCGCTGCGCGCAAGCTCCCGCGCCTTCAGGTCTGCTTCCAGCTCCGTGATCGCAGCCACGAAAGCGCCCATCTTGTCAGGCTCTGCCGTGCTGCGGCTGCCGGTTACGTCCATGCGCGGCGTGATGCACTCCATGGCCTCGCGGCGGCGCTGGATGCGCAGCCGGATGCGCGCCATATCGCCTTCGGCTGCGCGGCACCGTTTCAGAACGGTCATGCCCTTCATTCTGTCGCCCTCCCTTTTCAAAAGCGTCAGCGCTGACGCTTTTACCTAAATTCTTCGGGCAGCTCGCTGTCGTCCACCTGCGTGAAGCCCTGCCCGGCGCTTCGCGGCGTCAAAAACTCCACTTCGTCAGCCACCAGTTCCATGGTAGCGTGAACGCTCCCGTCGCTGCCTGTGTAGGCCCTTGCGCTCACGGTGCCGGTCACGGCCACCTTGCGCCCCTTGTCCAGATAGGCGGCGCAGTTTTCGCCCAGCCCGCGCCATGCGGTCACGCGGAAATAATCCGCTTCCTGCTGGCCGTTGCCGCTGCGGCGACGGTTGACGGCTACCGTGAAATTACACACAGGGATGCCGTTGTCGGTGGTGCGCAGCTCCGGCGCGCGGGTCAAATTGCCGATAATGTAGCATTTATTCATGGCTCTGGCCCTCCGCTTCTCCGCCTATCTGCTGCACAATCCGGGCGGCGATGTTCACGGCTCTGCGCAGCGCTGGCAGAACGTCCTGCACCGCGTCCGCTATGGCCTGCGCCATTTCGTCCTGAAGGTGCTGTATATCCTCCGCGCCTTCGTCGTCCGTGCGCCTATCGGCGCTGATGGGCCGATCTCCGATAACGCAAGCCGCCGCCAGTCCGTTGCCGCTCGCCGCGCTGATGCCGCTCAGCGCCCCTGAAGGGTAGACGAGACGGACGTTGCTGGCGTTCCACGGGTAAGGGCTGCGAAGCCACCAGTAACATGAGTCGCCGTCCGCGTCGGTCAGGCGGCGCTTTTCATCGTCGCCGTCTTCAAAATAGGCGTAGGGCTTGCCTTCGTCATGGATGGCGTCGTCGTCCACCGCGATGCCGATCTCCGAAGCCGAAAGCAAAAACAGCTTGTCGGACGTGTGCCTGATTCGCTCGTTCTGCGGGCTGTACGTTGCCTTGCGCACGGGCACGATAACGGCCCTGTCTTCCGCGTCGAAGCCGTCCAGCACGTCGCCCTGTAAACGCGCGCGCACGTCGCTGGGTTCCCATTCGTTGCAGCCGTAGGGGAAGCCCTTGCGCCCGCCGTCAAAGCTGCACCAGATGGGCGGATTGCACAGCATCACCGTCACGGTTTCAGGCGTGCCGTCGAGCGCAGCGTCGGCGTTGATGCCGATAATGCGCCACAAAAGCCGGTCGCGCAGGGTGTGCCGCGTGCTGATCGTGTCGCCGATGTGCAGCTGCCCCAGCTTGTCTTCGCGGATGATGCGCGCGATTTCCGCAAAGCCCTGATAGGTGGTCTTGATTTCCTCCATGGTATTGCCTCCCTTAGATGTATTTTCCGTATTCGCTTTCAATCGCAATGTTTCGGTATGCGCAGCCGCAGCGCGGCACGTCGTCGGGCGGCACGATGTCCATCATGGCCCGCCGCAGCTTGCAGCGCTTGGCGGCGTCTTCGTCCCGCAGGCAGACGGCGCACTCGCCAGCCATGGCCGCGTTGATGATCTCCCGCAGGTCGTCTTGACTGGCGAGGACGGTTTCGTGCGTCCTCGATGCGGGCCGGAAGCGCACCACGACCTCGCCCTGTGCCCGCAGCCTGTCGATGTACAAAAGCGTTTTGTCCGGCAGCGTGTCATAAACGGCTTGCAGCAGGCTGCGGGTCGCCGTTGTAATGAGCCGCCATTGC